TATGAAACAGATGGTTTTATCTTTGTTAGACAAACTCAACCTTTACCTTTTACAATTTTATCGTTATACCCAAGATTAACTACTAATGATGGATAATATGTTATATATAGTACCTTATACTGCTGAACATGGAAAATTTATTCTATCATGTCAAATGAATCACGCACTAATGGATAAGGATGCAAAATTTGAAGGAGATGCTATGAACTTAATACAAGATCATTTAGCTTTTACAGGACTTGTAAATAACAAACCAATCTTTGCTGCTGGTATGAAAATGATTTGGGGTCAAGTAGCAGAAGGTTGGGTTATTGCAACACAAGATGTTTGGCAACATCCTATTGCAGTTGCAAAAGCAATCAAGAAAGATTTTGCTAGAGTTGCAAGAAAGTATAATATTAAAAGAGTTCAAACTGCTGTAAGATCAGATTTTGATAAAGGTATAAGATTTGCAAAGTGGTTAGGATTAGAGAATGAGGGATTAATGAAACACTATGGGTTTGATGGTTCAGACCAATATAGATATGCGAGGATATTCTAATGAGTTGGCAAATGGCTTTAGTAGGTGCAATAGGTGCAGCAGGATTTCAACAAGTAGGTGCTATTGGTTCATATCAACAAGCAGCTTTTGATAGAAAAGCAGCAATAGCAGAACAAAAAGCTGAAGCTCTTGAAAATCAATTAACTTTAGATTTACAAAAATTTGATAAAAAATTTAAACAGCTTGAATCAGCTCAAGTTGTTAATACTTTAAAATCTGGAGCAGAATTTTCTGGAACAGCAAAATTAATTAAATTATCAAATTTATATAATGCAGAAATAGAAAAAGATATAATGAAATATAATACAGAGATAGGACAAGCTAGAGCTTTTGAAGAAGCATCATTTGCAAGAATAGAAGGAAATCTTGCAAAACAAAGAGCTAAAATAGAACAGTTTAAAATTGTTAGTGATACAGGAACAAGTTTATTAACAATGAGAGGATAATATGCCAAAAATACCAACGTATGATGTAGAAGGAAGAATAACAGCAGATGTTCCAAGTACAGGAACTATACCTACTATATCTGTTACTGAAAATATTGCTAATGCTGCAAAACCTATAACTAATTTTATTGTTAATGAATATGTGCAAGAAAAAAAATTAGAAGCAAATAATAAAGCATATAAAATATTATCCGATATGTACATAAATCAAAAAGATAAAAATGGAATTGTTGTTCAAAAAGGTTTATTTACAATTCAAAGTGAAACAAAAGAAAATGGAAATCCATCAGATGCTGCTTTATATCATGATAACAGTGTTAATAGTTTGTATAATTATTTTAAAAATAATAAATTTAATAATATAGATAACTTTACTAAAAAAGCTATTGAGAAAAAATTTTTTTCTACAGCAGGTATTTTAAAAACAAAAGCTCTTGAAGGTTCAAGGTTAAAACAAATAACAGTATCAAAAGAAATAGATGAAGATTATATTGCTAACGAAGCATTAGTGTTAAAAGATGTAGGACCTATATACATAGATATATATACTCAAAAAGTAATTGATAAAATTAATTCAAATACAAATTATGATGAAGGTCAAAAGAAAATTTTAATTAAAGCATATAGTGAATTTGGTATAACAACTTTAGCAGAAAGTATGGCAACCTCACAACCTTTTGCTTTTAAAGAAGCGGTTGAAGCTGGTAAATTTGATTTATTATCTGCTGAACAAAAAATAACTTTATCCGCTACAGCAGATGAAAATATATTACAAAGCAAGTTTCAAGTATTGACAAGTGCATTAGATTTACCTCCTGATGCTCCACCTTCTTTATTAACTAGAGCTTATGACGAAATATCAAAAGAAACATTTGGTAATAATATAGAATTACAAAATTTATATAAAAGTTTATCTCCACAAGAAGTAATAAAATTTAAAAGTTTTACTAATAAAAAAGCAAAAGAAAAAAGAAATGATATGCAATTTGCTATTTTAGCTCAAAATCAAATTATACAATCAGAAGCAGCTCAAGAATCAAAAAAAATAATAGATGAAATGGATAAAAAAAATGGTGTATACGGTCAACAAATAAATACGTTATTTGGAAAAACTCCTGAAATTGTTGAACAGTTTAAATTACTAAACGAAAAAGTTATTAATACTAAAGGTAAATCTATTTCAAGTTTTAATACAAATTCTAAAATAATAAATTTAATTATTAATGATGAAATTAATCAAGTAACAGATAAATTTTTATTACCAGGAGAAACTGGTGAAGGAAAATCTATTATACAAAGATATGAAAATGGTGTTAATTTAAAAGATCTTAAATTTTTAAGTTCAATTATAGATTCACAAAATAAAAATCCAGACACATATTCTGAAATGAAATCATTTTTTGAATTTATAGATTATTATAAAATTCCAGTTCAAGGTTCTCCTGTATTAGAAAATATAGATCCAGGACTAGATGAAAGATTAAATAATTTTAAATATACAATGTATCAAAGATATATTAATGGAATACAAAATGGAATACCTGCAAAAACTTTAACAGATCCTACAAAAAAAGAATTTATTGGAAAAGATGTTTTAAATTTTATGCCTAATGCAAATAAAATTTTTAAAGATATGATTGATAAAATTAAAAAAAATAAATCATTTGATTTAAAAACAGATGCTAAAAGATTACCTGGTGAATCTTCAGAAGATTATTTAATAAGAATAGGATTAAAAAAATGACAACTCTAGCTGAACAAGCAGAAGCGTTAGAACAAGGTGGATTTTCATCACAAGAAATTACTGATTGGAAACAAGATAAAATATTAACATTAGAAAATGCTGGATTTGAAAGTGATGAAATTTTAAAAGCATTTGGTTATCAACCAATAGATAAAGGACCAATTAAAAAAATATGGGATAATATTATAACTTTAGGAAAAGAAGAAACTAAATCAACTTATGAAAAATTATTAGAGGTAGAAAAAAATGAACCTGATAATACTTCTTTAAAAGAAAAATTAGTTGGTGAAGTTTTTGAGGTAGAAAAATATTGGGATAGAGGTTTCAATATGGGTATCATAGATTTAATTCAAAATTACCATCAGCTTCCTGGTAATTCGGGTACAGGTTTACCTGATGGTTATGTACTTGAACCTTTTGAAGATACAGGTATTATTGAGAGAAATATTCAAAACCTTGGAGTTATTACAAAAGATTTACCAGTATATTTAACAGGTGCTTTGGTTACAAACCTTTTAACTTGGGGTCGTGCAGGTAAAACAGGTACTGCTGCTGGTTCTGGTTTTTTTGCAGGTTCAATTAGAGAAACATATTTGAATATGTTGCAAGAAGGTAAGGTTCATAGTTTTTCAGAGTTTTGGGATATTTATACAAAAGAAGGAGTTAAAGCTGGTGCAAAAGAAGCACTACAATTAGGTAGTGCTTTTAGTTTAGGAAGTCTTGGAAAAAACTTTATATCTAAACTTTTATTAAGAGTAACTGGTTTTGAAGGATCAGGTGCAATTATAGAACAAGAATTACCTAGTAAAGATCAACTATTAGATTCAACAATATTGTTTGGTGTATTTGGTTTAGCTGAATCTGGTGGAGCTAAAGTTATTAACACAATTAAAAAAACTAATAACAACGCAATAGATATAGTAACAGATTATGTTGCTGATAAAACAGTTGTTGAAGATTTATCAAGTAAAAATATATCAATACCAAGAGCTTATAAAAAACCAAAATCAGAACCTGTATTTAAAGAAGATAGTTTTAAAAAAGATATTAAATTAGACACAGAAGCTGAAAATAAAATTTTATCTAAAGTTCGTTTTGAAAAAGAAGAAGTAAATGTTAAAGGAAGAAAAGATTCATTAACTCAAAACTTAATAGATAGACATCATCCAATACTTCGAATGGTAAGACAAGTAGATAAAACAAAAAATAGAACTAAACAATTAAGTATTTACGAAAGATTTAGAACTCTTGTTGGTATGCAACATAGAGCTGGACACTTTATTGAAATAGGAACTTTAGATAAAAATCTAAATAAAAATGGTAAATCTTTTAAAGAAGTATTAAAACCTATAGGTAAAGATAAAAAATCATATTTAGAATTTAATACTTATAAAATTTCTAAAAGAGTTGTTGAATTAAATGAAAGAGGAATTGATCATGGGTTTGATTTAAAAGCAGCTCAAGAGGTTGCAACTAATAAAAATTTAATTAAAAAATATGATAAAATATCTAATGAATTAGATGCTTATAATTTAAGAATATTAGAATATGCAAGAGATAGAGGTTTAATAACTAAAGACGCATTTGAAGCAATAACAGAAGCTAATAAAAATTATGTTCCTTTCTCAAGAGTTATTGAAGCAATAGAAGGTGAAAAAGGTTATACTAAAAATGTATCTAATCCTTTTAAAAGAATAAAAGGATCTGAAAGAGATGTTATTGATCCAATAGAAACTGTATATAATAATACATTTCACATTGTAAAACTTGCTGAAAGAAACGCAGCTCTTATAGAATTTTTTGATTTTGTTAAAGCAAATGAAAAAATATTTCCTGATATTAAAAAGAAAACAACTGGTAAAGAAATAAAAATAGAAAGAAAAGAATTAGAATCTGTATTAGACACTACATCTAAAAATTTTATATCTGATAAAGCTATAGAAAATTTTAAAGTATTTAGAAAAGAA